ATTAAATCAGGTATACCATTTTTATTTGTAAGTTTTAGTTTTATAACATAGTAGCCTTCTCCTTCAAGTTCCTTTATTCGTTTGTTTTGTATTTGTTGTTCCGTCATGTCCGTTTTGTTTCCAATCAATCCAAAAGCCAACTGCAACCATAACGTGTAAAAATATAGACAAAGCGTATTCATATAAGTCATGCCAGGTGGCAAAGTGTAAATGTACGTGTCCAATTATCCAAAAAGGTATCGCCATTTGTTGACTGTACCAAATTAAAAAAAATTTTATAAACTTCATAGGGACAATAGATCTCTTTTAAAATGTTTTAGGGTGTAATCTTTTTTCTTTGTAACAGCTTTGTATATTTCTTTTTCTATACCATCTTTTGAGAATACCCAATACACATCACTTTCTAATCTTTCTTTAGTTGTCATTCTATCTCTGGACTGCCAATAACTGGTTGCGGAGAAATCAATATTGTAATACACCAGGCATTCAGCCTTTCGGAGAGAGATACCTTCCCTACCACTAACGATTTGCAAAGCTATGGTTTTATTTGTATCGTTAAATGTTTGTAAATCAGTACATAGTTCATCTCCATAGACCTCTTTTAATGCATTTAACTCTTCTTTAAATTTATAAAATATACCGATTTTAGAATCAGCAAAGTTATCGTGGATAAACTCTGCTTTGCTTAAATCTATAATCATAGAGTTACCAGATTCAAACTTTACAGTTCCAGAATACATTTGATGAAGCTTCATCATAAGTTTTACTGGCGTGTCAGCCAATATTACATCCTCACTTCCTTCAATAACTAAATGTTTTTTTAATTTATTTGTTAGTTGATACGTCATTGGACTCATCTCTACTTCTAAAATATGCTCTTTAGTATTAACTTTAAACCCAGCTTCTTTTTGAGTATAAGAAATAGTATGTGGTTTCATTTGATCAATTATAGATTGTAGGCCATCTGAATAATCGTTTATGTAAAGAGAATTGATTTTTCTTTGCTTAACATTTACGTATTGTTTAGAAAACTTATAAAAGTTTACATAATTACTGAATGGGTGTTTACGAACTACTGAAACCTGGTGATACATCTGACTAAATGATTCAGGTGTTGGTGTTCCAGACAAGAATATTACAAAAGGATCGTTTTCTAATATCAATGATTTAACTTGAGTTGATCTTTTGTTTCTTTTTGGAAATGCTCCCATACCATGAGCCTCATCACATATTACCATATCCCAGCCTCCCTGGTCTATTTTATGAAGTGATTCGTAGTTAATAACAGTGATATTGTAAGAAGGACTAAGAAGTTTATAATCATCTTCTATACTGCTTATGGCTTTTTTCTTGGTGATAAATAAAAGGTTAGAGACTGGTAAAAGCGCACTTACACCCAAGCTCGTGAGAGTTTTACCAGTTCTTACCTCCATTGCAAGATAAACAAATTTATCTTTTAACAACAGAGGTTTGGCCTTGTTAATTATTTCTTTTTGATAGTCTCTAAACTTCATATTAAAAATCTAATCTTCCGTTTTCTTCCAACTCGTGCTTACTTCTAAATCTTATCCACCTACCTTGCGAATCCCTATCTTCTTCTGGTTTACAATTATATTTGTACACAGAGTAAGCGGTAAGCCATTTATAAAACTTAGTTCTTGAAACAGTGAACTTAGACTTTGGAGCAAAGTCTGGATTGTCTTCAACAAAATCTAAATATAAATCACTTTTATATACCCTTCCAGATTGTTTTAACTTTTCGTGTTGTGATCCACCACCTATTTCTCCACTCCACTCTAAAAATTCGTGACACGTTTCTGCGGATAATTGTCTTGTCTTTAGGTTTATAAATTTTGATTTTATAAGGCCATGATTCATATAGGTTTGAACACAACTTATCATATAATTATCAAAGTGACACCATTCATCATCATCCCACTCTCCAAACATAAGTTTCCCAAACTCCATAAGTGGTGTGAAATCTTTAGTGTAGTGTTGGGCTAATTCTAATTCCCATTTTCTTCTTTCAAAAGATGATCCTTTACCTTTAATAGCGTAGTTAGTTGTGATAGAAACTTTAGGTGATTTACTAAATGGAATCTTTATAGCATCTTTGTTTTTCTTTTCCAGGACTAAGCCTTCTGTTACAACAGAAAATAACCTTTCAAAGTCAAAATGTTTTTTTACATCATCAAAACATAATATTTGAGTATCAACACTAACAGTTTGATAAGCAAAACTTTTTTCAAAATTAAATGATTTACCATCTATAAATACTAATTTTTTCATATGACTCAAGGCGTTCATAAAAATACCTTTACCTGTCCCTCCTTCTGGATTGTCTGATATTACCTCATCATTTAATATTACTGCTGGGCAGTAGGATAGGTTTTTCCAAGCATGAAGTAAATAACCAATTGTTGACTTCATAGAATTTACTCTGTTATCATCTTTACCGCAAATATTTTTAATAAACTGCTGGTAATCACAACTTTCAGCATCGCATTCATTAAAAACCCTATCTATAACGTGGTCTTTCCATACATATCCACCCAAGTCCAGGTAGTCAATCGTTATAAGTTTATTGTTAGTTATTTTTACTGCACAATTTTTATAATATAGATAAGCACTATCCTTTGTATCTTCTATAAAATAAACTGCTATAGATGAAAGAAGGGTTAGAAACTCTTCTCTAAAATACCTGGTGTGTTCAGCAAAATAATTATAAACACTTAGATCATCTACCTCTAATAGATAATTTAAAATAAAATCTTTTATTTCTTTTTCAGACGTGTGATCTATTAAATTATTGGTTACTCTGACAAAAACATAATTCTTACTTCCCTCAGGGTTAAACTTATAAAATCCATTTTCCTCCAGGAATTGCTTGAAAAGTATATGAACTATTTTTATAACTCCTTTGTCGTTTTTTGTCCAAAACTGATTGTTTGCATTTTCTTCATCTAAACGAGCCAACACATTGTCTATGGTAGCGACCTCAATATCGGACTCTTGTAATTGAGATCTAATTTCTTTTTTTGGCACGCCTCGTTTTAACTTCATTCTCAAGTTATTAAGTCGATCTTCATCTTCATAATACTTTGTACCAAAATTATGCTTGTTAGAATAAGCGCTTCGTATTGTTCTTCTTATTTCCTCTCTATCAAAACTTTTTGTTTGATAGTTATTTAATACTGACTCAGCTAAAGATTGGTATACCCCAAAGTCATTTAAAGCGGCGGCCAAAACATAAGCGTTGTTATTTCTTTCTCCTTCATTCATGGGAAACTTTTTTTCCCACCATTTAACTAATATTTCTACTATTTTGTTTTCATCGGTTACTGGTATTGTTGGTATATCAGTATTCTTATTTACCTCATTGTATTCTTGTTCTTGTATGCTATCCCATAAACTTGATTGAGCGTTAATGTGAATTAACGGATCGTAAGACTCATAGCAGACTCTTGATACATTTTTACAAGACTTATCGAAGTAATCGCTATCGAAATGTTTTTGAAGGCTTAGAAAGTAGTTTTTGTGATTTTCTGTGATTGGAGGTATTTTAACTAAAACCTTTAAACCATTTCCACTTGGAGAAATAAATACCGCATAAACATATTTATCTTTTGAAAGCTTTTCTTTTTCTTGCAATAAATCTTTATTTGAGTTGTATCCATCAAAGTCAAGACAAATTAAACCACTATGTTCTTTGAGCGCTTTGTCATTTCGTTTTGTAAACTTTCCGCTAAAACAAATTGCTGGTAATTTTTGTTTTAATATATTCCTATTGCTCTTATCTTTTTCGGCACGTATTTTTTTAACTATATCCTTGGAAGATCCATCTTGTATTCTTTTCAGCACCAGGTTTATGTTTCTGTAGAAGGGTTGTGATGTCTGTTTTATGTCTTGAAATATGGTTATGTCCATTTTATGTTGATTTTATGTTGATTTTATTTTACTTAACTATCTCTTTATTAGTTACTTATATATTTTAATGTCGAAAATGTCAATAATATATAATAATAATGTAGATAAAGAAGTATTTATAATATTTTTTTTCTATAGATCTCTCTATATAGTTAAAATTTTGTCATTCGACACGAGACAAAAGGTAAAAAAAGGGAGCGTAAACTCCCTATTTTATTCAGTTAGGATTAATTAAAACGGAAGGCCATCTCCTTCGTCAACTGCATTTAACAAAGGCTTCTGCTCTGTCTTCTGCTCTGGCTTAAATGTATCAATGGCTACATAATGTGTTTTACCATATTGATCCGTCTCTCTTTTTTTCTGTACAATAAGTTTTACATACTTTTTGTTGTTGTACTCAAAAATCCAATCTTTTGGAAGATCTGATAAACAAACAGATACCGCTACCTGGTCTCCATCAAATTTTTCTTTTCCACTTCCTACGTAAATTTTGTCTTTTACTTCACTCATTTTTATTTATTTTAATTGTTTGCTCCATATGGTTTATGACAGATAACATAACGTCAGTCTTATGCTCTGCACTATTACAAGACATTGGAACTTTTATCCACATAATAGTATTTTTTTCAGTTCTTTTTAGGCTTTTACAAAGTCTGCCTATGTATGTATGTATGTATGTCTTCAGTTGCTTCATTACTAAAATATTTTTGATACACCTCTACTGCTTGCTCAACCTTCTCCTGGCCTCCTTGTATAAAACTTTGAGAACATTCAAATATACCAAGTCTTGCAGTCTTTTTATCTATTACCAGGAATATTAATGGCTTACCAAATAACCTTTGGTATATGTATGCTTGACTATCGTAATTATAAGTTTTTGCGCTATACATAAATTTATCGATATCAGAACTTGTTTTGATGTCAATAATCAAATTACTTTTATGGTTTAAGATATCAGCCTTTCCTTTCCAATCTAAATTCATTATTTTTTGAATTTCTGGAACTTCGTAATCATTATTTTCTTCATAAATAAGATCAAACATTTCCATATTAGAAGTCATCTTAGTACATAAAAAATCTAATTGCTCTCTCTCTTTTGTAAGCAAAAGCATTTCCTCATTTGATTCAGACAAAGCCTCTTTATATTTAGTAGTGGATCTTGTTGATGCATCTACTTCCTGGAAGTCTCCTATTTTATGTGGCTCTAATATTTTAGTGTGAAAATATCTACCTTCAAGCATTGGCTTTGTAAATTCATTACTTACTCTAAACTGAGTAGGGTTCTTTAATAGCTTTCCTATGTCTGAGTTTGATAAATATTGCTTACCAAAATCTCCATAGTATTTAGCATCGTCTTCCAGGTTTTTAAGTATATCTGCTTTAGTCATTTTTAAATGATTTAGCTAATTCTTTTTTCACCACTGCCTTTATACTATACTTAGACTTAAGATTTTTTACTATCTTCTCTAAGCCTAATTCTTTATTTTTGGATATGTACGTTAAAACTTTAGACCAATTCATATCTCCAATCTCTAATGTGATTAAAGTTTCAGTCTTTTGTTTTGTCGTGGTCTGTGTCTTTTTATGTTCCTGGATCTCTGGAATTATTAGAGTATCTTCATTTGCGTAAAGACTTAAACCAAGGCCATGCATAGCAATAGCTTTTGCAGTTGCTCTTTGAATTGCAGTGTTAACGTCCATAGAAGTTATTTTGTCAACAGTGATAGAGTTATGCCTAAAGTCTTTAATAGGTAAATAATCAATATGCTCTATGTCATTTACCACTATACCTACTTTTACATAGCCAGTCATTCCATCGGAAAACCAATTTAAACCTGTCTCTTGCGCCTCATATACTATACGTTGCGCTCCTGGGTTTGATTGTTTTAAATAATTCCAGGCTATTGCCCAGGATAAGTAATTAAAGTTTCCTTTCTTTTTTACGTGCTTGGAAATATCTTTTGCAACCAAGTCTTTGAAGTAATTTTCATTTTTGCTCATTTGTATTTAATTTTAGATTTAAATCTTTTATTTTGTTTGCATACTTTAATAGTATGGCTTCTCTTTTATTTTTTAAGTTCTGTATATGCTTATCGTTCTTTCGAGTGTTTACTTCTGTCTTTATCTTTGACTCGATTAGTTTTAATTTAAATAAGCAATTTTCAATGTTTAATTTTAAACAACCTATTACCCAACCATATTCGTAGAAGAAATCATAATGATCATTTTCAATTACCTTATAGTAATCTCCACTTCTGTTTAAGTCTAATATTTCAATCCTATCACTAAACTTTTGAATTTTTATACCTCTACTTAAAACACTTTCGCCATAAGGCATCTCTTCTTGAATGCTATTGTTACATAACTTAGCTTGAATAAAAACTTGTTTTAAATTATACATTATTATCTTTTAGTATCTCCTGGACTAAATCGTTAACATCGGTGTCATTACTTATTAGATCCTTTGCTTTATTATATCCATGTATTATAGTTGAATGAGTTACTTTAAAATCATAGCTTTCTAAAAACCTTTGTATGTAAGATATTCTTATTGGTCTCTCCATACATAAATAATATAGCATTTGCCTGGCATCTACTATATCTCCTCGTCTCGTAGAGGTAAACATTTCATCTAAAGTTAGATGAAACTTTTTTGCTACCGCAGTAGCATAGTCATCAAATATTTGTTTCTTCATTATTGATTAATTTTATTTAATTCAAATTGTAAATGATTTATAGCCTTCTGAAGATCTTCATTAGGCGTGTTGTGTTTTCTGTATGCTCTTAAAATATAAGTGCAAGCAGTTCCTAAATTATAATTTAAATCAAAATTATTCACAACATCTATTGCGGTGTAATTATTTTTACCATCATAATAAGAAGGGGTGTCTACTTTAATATTTTTATCTTCAGTACACTGAAGTTCGTCTGTCCTGGTTTCTGTATAATTCATATTAACCATTTATAAATTTATATAATTGAAAAGCAATAAAATCACTATCTTCATTTAATGTGTCTAATTCTTCGTCTGTCATTTCTCTACCATCATATTCTGCATATGAGATAAATGCATCACAGAAATCTGGGTAATCTGCGGTGTCTATTCCGTCTACTTCTACATCGCTAATCTTAGCGTAATCTAAATTTATCATATTAACCATTTTATAAATTTATATAATTGAAAAGCAATTAAGCAAGAGATCGCTCCTATGAATGACCATACTATAAGTTTCATATTTTTGTCTTCTTCTCCCATAACTAAATACCTAAAGGATAATCATCATCTTCCATAGTAGTAACCTCCTGGCTTTTGTCAGCAGTGTCTTCTTCGTCATCGTGAATGTTATTAATAATGTTTGAACACATGGCCATATGTATAGCGGTGTTTCTTGCTTGTGGGTTTTGAGGATTGAATGACTCAAATAGCATTCTTAGTGTATCGTCCATAATTTGATTAAATTTTAATTAAACTTAGTTCACAAATATAATGTAAAACAATCATAAATACTAATTTAATCGTAGATATTTATTTCTAAATTGATCTCCAGGTGTTCATAATAGTTTCCTATTTCAGAATGAATTACCTGGTCTTCTCCTATGCAAATTTGAAAAGCCTCCAGGCCTCTTTCTTCGAGATCATATAAAAAATCTTCAATTAGTTTTACGTCTGGATAAGGGCTATGCCATTTCAGATCAAAGATACTTGTGTATATCATCATTCCGTCTTTTGTTTCTTTTAAAAGCGAAAATAAATCTGGAAAAACAAAACGCCTCTCCGAGTTTTGAAGTTTGAATAATCTAACTTTCTCCGTCTTTGGTATTCCTATTATTACCTGGCTACTATATCCCATTGTTTTGCATTTTATCAGCCCATATACAAGCCTGGTTATAAATTCCTTTATCATATTCTTGAATAAAGTCTACAAAGTCATTAAACCAGGATAGTTGAGGTTTAATTTTGTTGATCTCGTTTGTTGCTTCTATAAAGTCTCCCATTAGTTCGGTAACTTTATTGAAGTCTCTGTCTTTTTGTGTTTCCGCGTATGCCATAATTATTAATATTTATTTTCTTGAGCGTATTCCCATACCCTGGTATTAAGATCATCGTTTACCCAATCCCAAAAAAAGTCGGTTATATCTACTCCGTTTAATTCTACATTTTCTATTTCTAAATCAGCTTCTGGAGGATACTCATTGTCTCCGTCATTCCAATAAAATTCGTAATTTATATCTAATTCATAGTTGTCTTCAACTATTGAGTATGTGCCTTTTGTCTTCATAAATGGCCTCCAATCATTAACTCATCACATTCATATCTCCATTCTGATTCTGACTCTGTATCATTCATTCCTTTTAAATCAGCTATTCCATTACCATAAACAAACTCAGCATCGTTTAACTTGTTTTCAATGTCATCAATCCAATCTCCTTCCTTATATATTATAAATTCATCTATACTCGTGTATTTTCCGTTGTCTAATCTATAATGATCAAATTCATCTTCGTCAATTTCAATTTCTATCTCAGCAAATTTATGGTAGACTTGTCTTTGTTGTATCTTTACTTTCATAATTAATAATTTTCAGTTCTTTCTATTAAGTTTATTACATCGTGTATTTCAATTCCCTGGTACTTGCAATTATTTGTTATTAATTGCTTAATAGGTAATTGCTTTGGATCATCAAAAAAGTCTCCTAACTTTTTACCGCTTTTTATTTGGGCATCAGCAAGTCGAATAAATACTCTTCTTATGTACCAATTACTTGTCCAATAGATACCGCCTTCTCCGTCTGTAATTTTAATATGGGGAGTCTTTTTGATATCCTTGTTAGCTTTCCAGGTTTTTTTCTTTTTATCATAACCTATTATATGGCACATTATATCTCTATATTGTTTTACAGACAAAGTATCAAATGAATTTTCGTAATGACTTGATATTTCTGTCTCGCATCTGTCTTCAATGTCTTTTATTAATTGATCAAACTTTGCGTTTCCATACAATTCCCTATAAAAATCTCTAAACTTTGTGTATTGAGTTTTTTCTCCAAACATTGTAAAGTTTGTGTCATAATCTAAATCTTCAATGTCCAGGAATTTTACTCCTCCTATATCCTGGTTTGTTAGGCCTCCGTTTACATGAGTTTCAAAATCTAAACCTTTTCCGTTTGTAGTGTTAAACGTAAATCCAAATCTTACGTAGTCTGTGTGCTTCTGTGTTTTTAATAGTTTCATTTTATTTGATTTTATTTATTAATTAATATGGTTTTAAATGTTCTGTGTTATTTTCTCCGTTAAATCTTTCCTGGAATAATAATTTTTCTGTGTGATCTTCAATTATTCTTTCTTTATCTTCCAGGGTTATACCTTCGTACTGATCAATTAAACCTTCTAAATAGGCCTCGTTCTCCATAAGATCCGTACAATCTTTTGTATATGGATAATATGGAGCGATATACGTACCGCCTCCGTTTCCGTCATTCCATATAACTACATTCATTTGATTTGTTTGCGCTTCATATCCCAGGCCTCTTCGAGTATTGAAATACCTTACACTTCTTACTTTCAATTTTTCCGCAAATGCTTTTTTATCTAATGCGTTTCTTAATAATCTATCAGCCTCCAGGCTTACGATTTTTTCTTGTTCCATTTCGCTCATAACTATAAATTTTCTCTTATTGTTTTATATTGTTCTATTTCTGATAATACTTGATACTTATAATGGTTTGTACATATTAACAAGGCCATTTCTCTGATCCAATCCAGGTTGCTCATTTTACAATTATCAATATCAAGTTCATAGAATTGTATTAAGTCTTCTTGTATATCAGCATACTCTATGTTAATGGTTTCCTTTAGTTTTTTCCTGGAGAGTTTATCTATCTCGCCTTGCATAGCCTCAATTCTGTGGCTTAAAAATTTAATGGTTTCGTTTTTGCTCATAACTTTTAATTATTTATAAATGATCCGTTTTCTGTAAATTCATATTCATTAGCCTCACAAAGATCCGTTAAACCTTCATCAGAATAAACGTATTCAGTCTCCTGGTGTAATTGTTGCAATACATTATTTAAAGAATTGCTTTTCAATCCCTTAATTATTTCTTGATCCCAAAACGTACCCGTTAATTCACATTTATCAGCCTCCAGGCTATCCAAGGCTAATTTATCATACTCACTAAACTTTATGTACTCGCCTCGGCATGGGCTTTGACTTATTGAATAGTCGTTTCTTCCTCCTATCTCCTGGGTTAATTTTTTTATACTATCAACTAACTCATATACTGAAAATTCATTCAAGTCGTGAAAATTTTCTCTGATCCATTTAAAGCATAATTCTTTACTTGGGTGTTCGTGTATCTGATAAACTTTTGTTTTAATTACTCTCATTTTTTTTATATTTAATTAGATTAATTTTGTGCAATATAGTTATTATAAACATTCTGTACAAGTTTTTTAAACTTTATTTAATTTGGATTACCTAACCATTGGTGATATATGTAGTCATATTCTACATTCATTATTTCAGCAAGTGCCTCGAAAATTCTTTCTCTTACCAGGCTATCTCCTACGCCTATTAGATCGTATATGTTTTCATAGTTATCAAGACATTTAAAAACCATCTTGAAACTTATATTACTATCGATTTCCTGGCCTAACTCATCTGTTGAGTATTTGGCCAGGTAAAACGCTTTTACGTTGCTTGTCGCTCTTAATTTAAACTTCATCGATATCCCATTTAGTTACTGGAAACGTCCCTTTATATCCTAATTCAAGCGCTCTATCTAAACACATTCTCATAAGAAAAGGCCTACTCCAATTTTGATCCATTACAATTTTATTTATTTCATTAAGATCCGCCTTGTTTATATATTCTTGCGTGTATTTTACTCTTACTTTATA